AGCCGATGAGGCGATAGCCAAAGCCACCGGCGAGTCTGTGTTCTTCGGTGATAGCCCCAGAACTGCCCAGTTTAATGGGCGGTGGGAATACCTGAAGTCCCGAGGCGTGACAGGTGTCTTTCTCTGGGAACGCTACGAGAAGTTCAGGCCGCTGGTCCCGCATTGGCAGAAGCGTGGAACGTGTGTTGCCCGTGGTACACATCAAGCGGTCCAGCATAGCTATTATAACGCTCTGGCTGCCGGTGTTCAGATCGGTGAAGCCGTTGAACTGGCTTGGGAACCGATCTATCCCATCGCCCGCGTGTATGTCGGCAAAGGCCAGCTATCTGGTGAAGACGGGGCGGTCGGGGCGTACGCTGCTCAGGGCGTTGCAGGCGTCAACGGCGTCGGTGGGATCTGCCGACGTGGAAAGTATGGCACAGCCGATCTGACGCGGGATAACGAAGCGTGGGCGGTCAATAACGCGGACAGGAACGACAGGTTGCCGCCTGAACTGTTGGCCGAACTGCAGCAGCACACATGCTCGGCTCATCGTGTCCGGAATAATGCTGAGATTGCTGATGCTATCGCAAGCCGGTTCGGTGTGGCTCGATGCTGGAACACGCTATTTGGCAACCGGAACAGTGAAGGGTTTTCAGTCCCTGCCGGATCAGGTGCACACTGTCAGGCTGTGATTGGTGTGTTCGTTCGACGTGATGGCGGAACTGGCTTCATTGAACTCCAAAGCTGGGGCGCCAACATGCCTGGCGGTCCTCGCACGCTGAAGTATGCAGGCGGGGAACTGACTCTGCCGGAAGGATGCTACGCCGTGACTGCTGAGAACTTCCTGAGAGCACAGCAGAGCCGATGGTGGGAAGCGTGGGCGTTCAATGTGCGTATCGGGCAGGAGTACCGCTAATGGCAGCGTTTCGAAACACTCAATTCACCTGTTCATGCTGTGGACGTGAGTGCAAGTTCAAGGATATGAAAAAGGGGATCTGTCGCGAATGCTTGGCAGACGACCCGGAGGATATGGCTCCGGAAGTGTTCGAGGAATTGCGTAGCCCTGCTGAGGATCATGACAGGGCGTACAACGGAACTGAACTCGGTGATGTTGACTACGACGATGTTTCATTCGATTAGGAGGCTGTGCTGTGAGTAGGCTGATTGAACTAACGGCGTTGATTACTCAATGGGGCGTGGATCGCAGGATCGTGCAGAATGCTACGGCGTTCGCTCAGACGCGGAAGACACACGAAGAGTTCTGCGAACTGGTTGAAGCCGTGACCTGTGCGAAGTTCTATCGTGGCGGCGGTTTTCACCGTGACGGACTGGATGATGTGCGTGACGCCATCGGTGACATCTACGTTACGCTGGTCATGGTCTGTGCCTGCAACGATACGCCGATCCGGATGGAACTGGATTTTGCTCAAGTCGGCGGAATGAATAAGGGGCCGCTGAAGTTCGTTGAATCACTCATCCCTGATCTGATCCGGGATGCGGTCGAGGACAATACGACGGTCAGAATCACGGCTCGACGTATTGTGTGCGGACTGATGGCCCTGTGTGATTCGATGGGTCTGGACTTCATCGAGTGTGTTGAGCAAGCGTATTCAGAGATTAAAGATCGTCGCGGGACACTTCGGGAGGACGGCGTTTTTGTGAAGGAAGAGTCTGTCTCACCGTGAGACAGATGGAAAAGGCAGTGTTTTAGGAGCTAATTCGATGCGATGGATTGCATTGTTCTGCGTTCTGGTGTCCGTGTATCCTGTCTACGGTCAACCTCCGAAAGTCGTGGTCGATGTTGCCGTGGCAGCGACTGAAGCGGCCAAAGACGATCAGCCTGTGATGCCTGACGACTTCGGGCAAGCGGCTCGTGCTGTGTCTGCCAAGTGGATGGCTTCCGAGTCGACCGGAGAACTCCAGCCGGGATGTACGCTCTACACTGCCGATGGTGACTGGTGTGCACCGTGCAAGACTCAAGCGAAGATCCTGATTAAGTTGGGTGGCATGACAGCGGACGGTGTTCCGATCTGGCCGTTCAAGATCGTGAAGACGAACGAGATGACGGTGCCACAATGGGTCAGTGACACTGGCGATGTCGAGCCTATGATTGGGCCGCGTGAAGCTGGGCTGAAGGAGTGGATTGAACGCAGGGCAAAGAAGGCTGCAGAAAACTACCCGGATAAGTTGGTAGTTGAGGTTGACGGTTCGGATTCTCGGTCTATCGTGCTGGCGTTGGCAGAGGCTGTTCGCCGTCAGGATGACACTCAACCGGCAGTACAGGGTTTTCTTCCTGCTGTGCCGCTCGATGTGAACGACGATCTGCTGAAAGTGCTGGACGCACTGATTGGTAAAGACGGATACACCGGGGAAGGATTCTCGGTCAAGTGGCCAGCGGGCAAGCGTAAGGTTACGTTTGAGCCTGGCATTCAGGTTTGGTTCCGCAAGGTGGTGGAAGTGGATGCCACGATCACCGCGATAGAGATAGATGGCAGGGAGGTCACGCTATCGCTCAGCGGAACGATTTTGAGTCAACTGACTGTGAGGCTGAAATGATGGCAATGCTTCCGCACTTGATGTTTGCTGTCTGGATTGGCGGCGTACTTGGTGGTGCAGCAATTGGCATGGCCTCTGAACAGAATGTGGGCTGGACGCGGTTTAAGGCTATAGCGTTTCTGGCAATCTGGCCAGCGGTATTGGCGTTATGCCTGCTTGTTGTTTTCTTTGCTGAGCCAATGAAGAAGCCGGAAATTCAATGACCAGTGAACCCGTGATGTTTCAGGGCAAGTGGATCGAGTCATCGGAGGACAGTGCGATGGTGCAGGTGTACTCAGCAAAAGCATGTCAAGCCGCGTTGCCGTTGAGCGGTCGTCTCAGTCGATCGGTTTCTACCCAGTTAAAGCGGGTGAAACCTCAACACCATGAGATGCTGAAACATGCAGCCGGACACTTGTATCTGTCGCAGTTCCTCGACGATACAGCCCGTGTCTGCTTGGGCAAGAACTCCAAGAAAGCACAGCGGAAGTTCATTGACGAACAGGTTGACGAAGCCGTTGCTGAACTGCGGGACGCTGGGATTATTCCGGTAGCTCCACCGTGGTTCAGTTTGGCGTGGTTCGTGTTCAAGTGGGTCGTGCTGCCGTTCATTAAGCAGCTTCTGTACGACTACAACGACATTCAGAACGATTGAAACATTCCCTCCATCCCCGATAGTCAAGCTGCCGAGCGGAGTCGGATTGGAGGCCCGGCGGGTTGTCGCACTTACTGCCGGGGTACTCCTCAGCGTTGCGGTATCGGCAGTGGCTGTTCAGGCAGTCCCGCAAGCCAGCTACTTTTAAGGATGAGCAGAGATGAGCAAGGCGGTTTACAACTCACACGGCTGGATCGTGATGTCCTACGAGCGTATTGACGCCGACCGCAACTGGCGTGTCAGTATTGGGCGTGACGGCGTGTATCGTGAGATCCGCACGTATGACAGCAAGCCGCCTGCGGTCGGCGAAGAGATGTCGATTCACAGGGAATAGTCATGAGCGGCGGTCACTACGATTACAAGTGTTTTGAAGTCAGCCAGTTTGCTGAGATGGTCGCGATGACGATCAAGGAACGCTCAGGGTCGCGAGTCGAGCAATACACTCCGGAATACTCTGAGACGATTGAAGCACTTCCGAAACCATTGCTCGACAAGATGCAGGTCTTTGTTGATGTGATGCGAAAGTGTGCCGATATGGCCAAAGATATCGAATGGATGATGTCCGGCGATACTGGCGAAGACGGCACTGATAAACGACTCCATTCCACACTGTCAGAAGTCGGCAAGTTGGTCGATGCGTATCACGCTCAGGCGTAGTTACTTCAGCCGATAGCCAGACTGCCACAGTCCATGCTCAACAGCCCGGACGATAGCCTCCTCCAACTTGTCGTCGATCTGGAATTTGCTTCCTGAGCGGAACAGTATGCCGTGAATGACTTCATGCAGCAGGGACTGTTCCGCAACATCTCCTTTGATCCCCGATCGTAGCCAGATCGTTTCGGCATCATCATCACACAACGCGAACTCTTTCATACGCTTGCGGCGTATTTTGTAGTCGCGTCCCATGATGCTGATGCTGCGAGGGATCATTTCTGGCCGATCTCCGTGTACGGTTCCTTGCGGTCTCCGTGTTCCGTCTGCAATCGCTCCAGCATGGCCTTGAACTGCGTTTCCAGCTTAGCCATAGGAACAACCGACTTTGGCGGTCGATCGTCCTTGTAGCTTACGCCTGAGCCGTTCTCGGCCTGCATCTGGCAATCACGCAGAACAGCCAGGCAGGACATAACCTTGCTGATGTGGTGGATCTTGCTGGCAGGGTCAATGTCCTCGCCTTCCCACCATGCAATCAGGTGCCGCATGGCTGCGTCGTAGTAGATGCTGGCACGGACGCCGATAACGCGGTAGTTGGCTTCCCGGTACTTCCAGCCGCCTTCAAACATACCCATGCCGACCTCGAACATGACGTGTGCTGGAATACAGTGCAGCGGTGGTTTTGTGCAGCCGACTGAGTCCTTCGGGTTGGAGTCCTTGAACTCCTTTGGCTGTCCGTCCATTTGATGCTCGACGTTGACGTGTTCGATGTCACCGAACAACTGAAGACCGTTCCAAACAGCTAGGCTGAACTCGGCCCTTGCCCCCTTGCTGTCACGCCATCCTGGCATCATATGGATTGCATCGCACGTAAGCAGGGCATTGATGTCACGCCTGATAATTTCGCTGCGTGTTCCGGCTGCCGGTGGGATAGAATACCAGTCGGAATCTTCTGGCATTTTCGTAGCGTCGAAGCCGTATTCACGGTCAATGTCAGCAGGCGATACGACTTCCCACGATTGCCCTACATTCAGTTCATCACGCAGTGCGTCGAATGCCGGGAAGTTGAAAAACTGAATTCCGGACATTGGTCCGGCAAGATAGATGCGTTTCCGTTTCGCCACTGTGCCTCACTCCTTTATGAATTCCTCGATCGTTGCAGTGTCAGCCGCGAACGTCGATTCCTTGCCTCCACACGACTGAATGCCGATCACATGACCGTCATCCGTAAACACTCCTGAACCACTCATGCCGCCGATTGCCTCGGTCTTGATCTCCAGCAGGTTGTAGCCGTCTGCTGACGCACTATCCGTCACAAGATCGCCGGAGTAATCACGCGGGCTAAGCTGGACGTATCCACGAATTGAAACCCGTGCAGGCTTCAGTCTCTTCACGGGATAGGTCTTTATTGCCGCCCAAGGTGGGCAGTTATATTCAAGCAGAGATAAGTCTGCCAGTTTGTTCGACTTTAGAATCTTGGCTTGAATGCCAAGTCGGTTGAATGCTCCATGCTGCTTCTCGGCAAACTCAGCCCGGACGATGCCGGTCTCGTCGTGGTGTGCCACAGTCAATATGCGGGTTTTACTGATTGCCACTCCGGACCATTGCTTGCCGTCGATCGACAGGCGGCAGATGCCGTCGAATTCTTGGCCGTTGACGCATGATCCGATGAAGAATCCGAACAGGGCCGCCAGCAGCAGGATAAAGAACAGAATTCGCTGGCAGGTGTAGATGAAGTATTCCCAGACGTCGCTATCCATTACCGTGCAACCTCCTCAACTGGAACCTGATAAATAGCCGTCAAGCCATACTCGTAATCGTAAACGTGGCATTGGGTCGCGTGCCTGCTCATGCAGAACCCATTAGCAAAGTGCCAGGCGTCCGTTCCTGCAAGACTCGGCAACACACGAACTGTCACGCCGTCGCTCTCGTGAGTACCCATCCAGTGCAACGACTTCGACTGATGCAGATGCCCGATATGCCATTCCCGGCAAGCAGTCGACTTGGCCCAATCTTCCGGCTTCTCAACTGCCATCAGTCCCGGTAATCGTGCGGCCTTTTCGTCTTTGCCGTGACACCATCCAATAAGACACTTGCCGAACTGGTGGTACTTCCTGCCGACCGGCCTGACATCGACTGTGACATTCTTGCTGGACGCGAACGCCTGCTTAATGACCTGACAGAGCCAGTACGATGAAACGTAGTCATGATTCCCCGGTATCCAGACGACGCGAACTGGAGCAACCTGCCTGCATCGCTCTACAGCCGTCAGCATGGATTCGATGCCGACCTGATACACTTTAGCCCATCGACCATCGCAATCGACTGGCGTGCCTGCCTCGGTCGTTCCTGAGCGTGTCTCGAAGTGGTAGTAATCATTCCCCAGCGGCAGAATGATCTCCGCGATATCGCAGCCAGTGGCCCGGTCAATCGAGCGGTTCACGCCGTTTTCAAAGTAACGCTCGGCAATCTGCAGATCGTAGTTCTTGCCGACTTCCGGTGCCCAGCCGAGTTTGCCGAAGTGATGGTCTGTCATGCTCAACTCAAGCACGGACGGGCGAATCTTGGCGGGCTTATACTTGACCGGCGTCAGCTTGAACTTGCCGCCTGCGATGCGTCCAGCGAGGATAGCTGACGCGGCTTCCATCGCCTTCGATACGCGGCGTTTGCACTCAACCTTGACCTGCCAGAGGGGTTTCGTGTGGATGTGGTTCTTGTCATCCTTGACGACGACTTCCCACGAATTAGCCGTAACCTTGACTGGCTCCCAAACTGCCGTGTCTATGCCCGCTTTTTGCAGGGCTTGGTCTGCCGTTTGGATGCGGTCGAATGACTTGACGTTGAGCAAGAAGCCTTCTTTTGTTTCGACTTGCTCTGTCGACTCGTATTCGCAGGACGGCTTTGCGGCTTTGCTGCGAGCGGCATTCTCAATTCGTCCTGCTGTATCCATCGCGAGAACGTGCTTTCGACCGGCCATACGCTTGCATCCTCTGCGTAGTCTTCACGCACGATGTCAAAAAGAGAACGGTACAGGTCAGCAATACATCGACAAGACGTTTTGCCGGATAGGTAAAGTTGAGCCGCCTCTGCAATGAATGTCTGACAGTCGACCGAAAGCCGGTCCAGCCAGATTGTTTTGCGTGTCCGACAAAGCTCAGCCGCCTTGTTCAGACGTTGTAGAACATTCATACGTGCCTCCATGAACTGCCCACGAAACAGGGCAATTCATAACACGGCAGAAAATCACGTCAACGCCAATCACTTCTGATTTTTGGCGTTTCCGTAGTTCCCGGCGATGAAGTCGAGCAACTTCTTAGCCCACGCGACAGCCTTGTCATCCTCGACGGTAGGCGTCAGAGGTGCAATGTGTGCAGCCAGTGCCACAATGCTGGTGATGGTGAGCAGGATGTGTTCCCAGTTTGCTGTGATCCAGTCCATGATCATTTCCTAAAACGTGTCGTTTTCCTGAGTGGGAAAACAGATTGAAACAAGAAAGTAGCCGGGGATTCCCAACTCCCGGCTGGGTGCCTGCTGCGCCAGGCCATAACCATGACGGTCCGGTTTCCTATGTGATATCAGCGATAACGCCTGCCGACACAACTGTCCGGCCTGCGTTTCGTGGTGATCGGTCGTCCCCATCTTCCAGCAACTTCACGGCGTCAACATAACTGCCGGACGTGAGCAGTGAAGTAGCATCTGATTCCAGCCGTAACGTTATATCTCCGGCAACTTCATCATTGATTGTGATTGATCCCCATCCAGCCGTTGTGACTGCACCATTCAGGCGGGTTAGCCCTGTGCCTTCTGTGATGAACACGATGGCAGCATCGTCAGCATCAGACGCACGCTTCTTCATCGCGAACGAGACAGTCTTGCCGGTCAGATCACCAAGCGAGTCAATATCCTGCGTCCAAGTGTCACCTATCCGAATAGACAATGTTGCGGAGTTCTGAGCCTCGACGATTGCACCTGAAACAGACTGAACACCAGAGATGATGTCCTCAAGAGATGCCCCGCCGCTGGATGATTGATTATCTCGAATGGCTTCGAGTGAATCGGTTGTTCTGCTAAATGTTGCAGATGTTCCGTTATCAGCAATATGGCCGAGGACTGAGTCAAGGTGCACGGTCGTTGCAAAGTTTGTATCGACTGCAATCTTTAGAAGGTGATCAAGGTTGTTGGCTTCGATTGCATCCTGCACTTCAGACTGAACCTCAGCATCCCAGGACGAATTCCACGGGATGGCTGTTGCCCATGTGCCTGTTCCGAGTGCGGCAACAACCTGAGCAGATGACAGGTTGTTCAACCCTGATATCTGAGACGGAATAGTCGTGCCAGTGTCTTCGAGAATGGCCGTGACGTTATTACCGACAGTCGTCAGGGCTGATGATGTTGCGAGACCGGACTGGACCGCAGTGACACTATCGGAGTCCAGTTCCGCTTTCATTACGGAATCAATTACCGTCGTGCCTTCGACCAGAAATCCATCGTAAAGCAAATTGTCAGCCGTCTCACTGCCAGCACAGATGCGAACTGCCAGTGGCCCAAGTCCAGTGCGTGACTCTGCCAGAGTAGCCGTGAACACGCCAGTCGATCCGCTTTCTGTCATCGCATCGCCGCCAGTGTTTAGCAGCGTACCGTCAGACTTCCGCAGGAACATCGTTAGCGTTTCACCGGACAAATCGAGGGCTTGCAGTGTGATGGTTTCGCTCATTGTTTAGCCGATCGTAGCTGTGCCGTCTTGATTGATCGTTACCGTTTGCGGAGTAGATAAGCATTCGGGATCTACGCCCAGTTCTTCCGGCGTCTTTCCCAACATCTGACACACGGCGAGAATGTGATTTTTGTTCACAGTCGCGATGCCAAAAAACAATCCCGCAGAGGCATTCATCTTGTCGCAAATTTCCTGCGGTGTGGCCTCTCCAGACTGCCAAAATGCACGCCACCAGTCGCAGTGCTGGCCGATACGCCGCTGACACTCCTGCTCTATCGCTCGCAGCAGGTCCGCCGCAATACGTTCAGACACTGGCGGAAGCGTTTCTGGTATAACAGGAAAGATTGAATCAGCCATGTTAGCAGACTCCTGCGGCAAGTTGGTTGATGTCTCTGTATTCATCTTCAATCCATGCTGCGAGTCGTGGTGGTAAAACTTCCGGCCAGCGGTCTGGTTTTGCAGATACCACTGGCCTGATGGCGTGCATGTTTTGGAATCCCCATGCACTGTCGTTTTCGTATGTCGATTGCTCGACTGATTCAGCGTCAATACTGATTTCTGGCAGACCTAAATCGTGGTGCAATTGGCTCATTAAACCCTGCGGATTGCTGCACAATGTGTTGTACGGCACGATCAGAAGTCGATCAGGATCACTGTGCAGGCAATCTCTGAGCATGGCGATTGACTGCCCAACAACGGCATCAAGAGCCAGCAAGTGATGGACGCGACCTTCGATTGTCACGCCCTCGATGACTGCTGGCCCGGTGCCGTCCTTTCGAGTGATCTGATTCTGTCTCCAAAGCATTTCGAAACTGGTGACGATCTCTCTGACATCGCGTACACAAACAACGATTTTCTGTGGCTCTCCAAAAATCTCGTCAAGCAATCGAGCGTACCCGACCCAACCGCGTGACTTGTCCCAGATCGTTTTGCCCTCAGAAATCTGCGGTGCATAGTAGCCAGTCAGCAGACCCCGCATTGCAGATGCCATTGACGCCGCACAATCGTTGATTCCTTGAGCCTGAAACTCTTTTATGTCCACCCAGCGATTACGAATCGCGACGATAAGTTCTGCCAGCCCGGATGTTGCCGTGACATGGTTTGTCGGACATTGAGCAGCAAGATTTTGCAGTAGTGTCGATCCCGACCGAGGCAAAGAAGAATTCCAGACGAAAGGTGTCATCCTGTCACCTCTGTCAATCGAACCCAGCCAACCCAGCGGATTGTCTTTGCTGCCTCTCCAGTAACGCGAAAGTTAAGCGAACCGTTTGTTGTGTCAGCCACAGCGTCTACGTCCCACGCTGCTGCATCTTCGCTGATCACCGTCACTGTCGGAGTCCCGACAAGTGCTGTCGATGCTGCGTTCGTGTTTCGGTCAATACACCCTGTGATTTTGTAGGCTGCTGATTCGTTGTCAGCGTCTGTGCGACGAGCGACAATGAAAGCCTCGAAAGCCCAGGTTGTGTCGTTCGCAATAGTAATTCGGGCTGAAGAACCGTTTAGAAACAGTTCTGTCTGGGTTGCGTTTGTCGTGGCATTTCGCACAACAAGTTCGGAAATTTGTGCGTCACCGCTTGCGGCAAATCTCCCAGATGACTGCGATCGTTGCCCGTGCTTATTGGCGACGGAATAGCAACCGTGTGCAAAAGCATATGTATTTTCCGCTGATGTCCCATAACCAAAAGACATTGCATCGAAACCAGAGGCTGAAGCAAAATTCATGAGGGCGATTGAATGAATTCCTGATGCCGTGCAATTGTAGCCAAATGCAAAAGCCTCAATGCTCGTTGCCGAGCACCCATAGCCTCCCGCCAGGGATACTACTCCTGACGCATGGTTTAAAAAACCGCCGAGAACTGCCGCATATTGTGCCGATGCTCGGTTTTGATCTCCGCCAATAATTATAGACTGTGCCCCGCTCGCGACCTGATTAGCATTGCCTCTCGACGTTTGCAAGTCGACGGAATTTGCTCCACGCTTATTTCCACCCGTCGCTGTGCTGTCCGCGACGTGAGCTTGAATAGCACCGCTCCCCTTTGGTTTTAACACCAAATCAACATTGGTTGTACCACCTACAGGTCCAACGCACACCGCATTTACAGTGTTATTTGGGCTTGCTGTGAACAGGTCAGCGATCTCCAGATTACTGTTTTGCAATGTTGCCCCGCCAGTGCCGTCCGCCCGCAGTGCTGCATTATCGACACTGCCGGTTCCAGAGAGACCTGCTGCAGTGCTGGCAATTGTCAGTGTGTCAGTGCTTGCATCCGTCGTGATGCTGATGTTTGTTCCTGCGGTAATTGTAAGAGAATCCGATGTTCCGTCGGCAACGATATTCGACTGCCCAGAAACAACAATTGTGCTGAACAGGTTTTGATCGCCCGTATTAGTCCCGGACGACGTACCGCTAAATGTTCCTGACTGCGTTGCGAGCGTTCCAAGTTCCAGCAGTGTACGAACCTCAGACGGTGTCAATTCCTCAGCTCGTCCAGTCCCGGACGTGACGCGACCAAATAAGCGGCCCGAGGTCGCTTTCAGAATCTTTGTCACGTTTCGGATGACTTTGGAACCCACGTTTTACCCCTATCTTGACCAACAGCGGATCAACAGATCCGATCTTCAATCTCTTGCCATCCTGCCTTCAAGTCGGCCTAACTGCTGGCTGATGTTTGTTATTCGTTCGCTCTGATCGTTCAGTCTGCCGTGTAGATTTTTGCGGTCTTCTTCGCATTCCGTTGTGCGTGTTTCCAGTTTGGCGTTCTGAGCTTTCAGCTCTTTGACAGTGGCATTATGCAAAGCACGAATTGACTTCCACATAACCCCTCCAACTGTCACGCCTGTTGTTCCTACAGCAGATATAATTGCCATTGTGGTTGCGTCGATGGTCATTGGTTACGCCTTTGCTACGCCACACGCTTTCGGGTCGAGAGCGATGACAGTGGTTGAGGTTGCAAAACCAAGGAAGTGCGGAAAGTCGCCAGTCGACAAATCCGATTCCAAGCAGATGCCACCCGCTGTCGTCGAAACGTAGTAAGCCACTCCAGTTGCTACTGTGGCTCCGATCGTGATGCTGCCTGAACGCTGGACAGCAATCGGCTGTCCGGTTGCTGCAGAGTTCAAGGCAACGCCAAACGCGGCAGATGATGCCAGTGCGTCGGCGTCAGCCAGCTTCATAGTGCTGGTCGTCGTGTCGAGATAGACAGCCTGACCAGCAGTAATTGAAGCCCCGGCAAGGTATGTACTTGTGACAGCAGCGTTAGTGCCTTTGGCAACATTCGCTGCTGTGATTGTCAGATCAGCCATGACTAGCGAACCTTGTAAAAGACATGGGCGTAAACTTCACCGGCTCCAGCCCCAGTTGTGTCGTTGTCAGCTACTCCCGTGACGCACCGAATAGACAGTCCAGCCGAAAAACGAATGCTTCCGGGGATGCTGTAATTGACTGTGGACGACGCGGGCAGGTGAATCGTGACCACCGGCGTATCGGCTTGTGTGGCGGCTGTCGCCTTGTTGTACAGTTTCAAGTATCGTGCGGAGGCATTGGTGTTAGTCACCTGCCAGCCTGCGACAAATGCTTGAGAGGTCGCAGTTGTTGTTCCTGTCGCGTTGAATGCCGTGGATCTTGCGACCGACAGTTCTTCCGGGTGATTCTGTGCCATTCATGCAATCCTTTGCAAATGTCTGGTTATGTGGGCAGTATTCTACAGCCAAGAATCCAAGGCTGTCCACGACTGTGAATCAGAATTAGCTTTCGTGGCCCTGATTCGTGATAAATGCTGGCGAAAATACCTGTCGATTTCTTTTGTCAGTGATTTTCGGCTGAACGGCATTCCGTCCTCTGGCTCTGGATACCACTCAGTGTCAGGTTCCGGCATCGCCTGCATTCTCTTGAAGTTCTCGGCGTGACTATTGAGCCAATCCTTATCGTGTGCTCCCGGTCGTGGTGGTGTGTCTTCACGTACCATAGCCCATGCGTTCTGTGCCCATTCACCTTCATCAGATCCGAGGAACTCATAAAGATCGGAATCGGCTACACTACCTTTAAGCTGGTCTGCTCCAAGCAGATTCGAATGGTCCTGATTGCGGTTTTCCATTCTTTTAAGAGTGGACCTATCAGTGTTCCATGCCCTCAGGATGTTTGATTTCACTTTCTCGCGGCGTTCCCATTCGCCTTGTTCATGACGCTGCATCTCGTCGATATGGTCTTTGAACTGCTCTGGCAAGAACTCATTTTGCTCAGCAACCTGATAGATGTTTTCTTCAGGATCATCCTGAACTGCCTTCTTGTTTTTAGAGTTAAGGCGATACCGCTTGGCATTCCATTTCTTCGTTGCTGATTCAAATGTCTCTGGCTTTGTCTTACGCCATTCAGCAAGCTCCTGAGGATCTTCGGACGTAGGTCGTCTCGCTCGGTAATCCTGCATTTTCTGGAGTTGTTCAGGCGTGTCAAACTGATCTTCTGTCGGGGCTGGTACATTAAACTCTTCACCGCCAGCAAATTCTTCTTCTCCTTCCGGTTCCGCGAAGTCGTTCACGTCGAACTTCGTGATCCGGTCGAGTTCTGCCTTTTCCCTGCGGGCCTTGGCTGCCGGGTTCTCGAAGATATCGGCATTGCTGCCAGTATCAGAAACTTCGCGGTCGAGTAGTGACGGCTTTTCCGGTGCTGGAGCTTTTTCGGCCCGTTGTCGAGGCGGTTTTCCTGGGATCGGCTTAGCCGTGATCTGCTGCGGATTGTAGGCTGGATTCGGCGTCATGCCGTCTCCGAGAGTCTTCTTCCGTGGGTTCGGTGCAGCCGGTTCAGTCTTCAGTGGCTGGGACTGCTGCGGTTGTAGGCTATCCTTATTGAACAGAATGTGTTCTTTGACGCCATCTGCGTGTGTTACGACTATTCCGTCGTGGCCCTTTGACTCCAATTCCTTGCGAAACTTGGCCGACTTTTGAACAGACGCATCATGGCCACGGTCAAATGATCTGAATTCTCCAGAGTTCATTTGATATGGGTTTTGCATTGTCGCTGTGTATTTGCCAGGAGTTCCATATTGAGCGGCATAATCTTTATTATCCGTCGCAAAGACGTCCCCGAGTCCCGCTGAAGCTGCTCCAGAGTACGTTGGACTTGATGATGTTTTAGGGCTATGCCATACGTCGAATGTCTGCTTGCTTGGCTGTATCTGTGGCGGATCTTCAGCGCCTGCTCCGAAGTCTTCCGCTTGCCCTGAATCTTTTCCGTGCCAGATTTCAGCAATTCGTGCCGTGTTTGGATCGGTTGGAGTCTGCATAGGCTGCTGCGGTGCTCCGCTGTCGCGATCCATGCGGCGTTGCATTGCTGCCGCCTTCTGCTCCGGCGTTCCACGTCGTGGGTCCAGATCGTAGGCTGTAACGTCAGGTTTTGGGCTGCCGGGTTCTGCAAGCCACGGTTTAGGCGTGACAGGTGCAGGTTGCTGTTGCTGCTGCGTAGGCGGCGACTGCGATAACTGAGCCTGCTTGTCCGGTCGTTCCGTCAGAGGTCTAACCGGGCGTGGCTGCGGTGGTGGTGACGGCTGACGCTGGCTTTCTGGCTTCTTCGCAAACTGTCCAGGCTTACTGTTGCCTGATTCCGTCTGTGCCCGAGGGTGTAGCTTCTCGAAGTCCTGATTGCTTGGCGTGGTCGGTGCAGCCGCTGAAGGCTTCTGTCTTTGCTGTCTAGCCTGCGATTGGTTGTTGATCATGCTCGACATAGCGTGCATGGCCATCATCGACAGAATCAGTTTCATGATCCCGCCACCCATGCCGTAACGGTCCACGTCGTAAAGCGTGTAGTCTCGGAAGTAGCGTTCAGCTTCTTCTTCGAATTGCTCGTAGGCTCTGGAGTATTTGACTGCTGGCTCTGATGGTGCCTCGATCTTTTTCAATGCAAACTTTCGTGCTCCGGATGATCCTTTTCCGGAACTCATTCGCACGATCTTTTCGAACAACTCAAGATGATTATCCCGAACGTGCTTTAGCAATTCAGGCAGGAAGTCTGGATGTGCGTGCTGTTCGTACATTGTGAAGTTTACATAGCCGGGATCTTTGGCAAGAGACTTCACTGCGTTATCGAAATCCTCTTTGACTCGTGGGGACTTCTCGAACGGATGCGGCTTTTGTTCTGCTTGCTTTGCTTCTTCAGCGTCAAGTCGGGCTGCTCGCTCTTGAAGGATCTCTTCAGATACCTCATTGACTTCCTGTGCCAATTCTGGCCGCCGTTTAATGATCCAGCTTTCCAGTGCTCCTCGTCGTTCGTCTGGTGCTGATCTCAGAACCCTGTCAACATCTTGCTTGCGAAGTTTGCTGATGTCATCGGCTGCAATTGTTATCAGGTTTTCATTAAACCGATTGGATTCAGCAAGAGACTCTCGCTGACGTTCCCCGGATTCCTTCTCGAATGCCTGCCGCTTGTTTGCACCGGGTGCCATTCGGTGTATGGATTCCTCATCTGACAACGACTTCGTCATTTGAGCGTCCATCGCCCTTTGGCGTGCCGGAGATGGCTGAGGCTTCGCCTGCTCCCTGAGTGCGTCGGTGTTGTCCATGACCTGCTTGCGGATCAGGCGATAGTTCGGGTGCCCTTTGATTGTGACGCCATGCCGCTCCATTGTGATGCCAATGTTTTCATTATTCTTCACCTGTTCTTCGGCAATCGTTTTGGACAATAGCCGAATGGCTGCTTGTGTCGATTCATTATCAGGGTGGCCACCGGCAGCAGTGGCTAATCGTTCGATTCGAGTTGGCTCCCGCACTTCGCCACGCTGAACTGCCTCGTCGTATTGTGTAGACGCAGTATCACGTTTGCTCTGCCATTCAGTGGCCTTCTCAGCCTGCCTGGCAATCAGTTCCTGCTTCCTGTTGTCCTTGACTCCCGGAAGTCGATGTAATGCAGGTTCAGAGTGCCCCATACTTGCGGCTCCCTGCTGTGCCATGAATGAATCACGGCTGACAGGTTTAGCCTTGTTCTCCATCGTTTTCGGGTTGTGCAGGTCTCCAGCGTCCGAATTGAACAGCAGTTCCTGCCCCGGCAGTTCATTCTTCTTGCCAACATCGAACAGTGCAGACTGCTTCGTGTTGGTGTTACTGCCGAACGATGGAACTGACAGATTCTTTTTTGGTCTCTGCAAAACGAACGGGGCTTCTTCGGCCTGATGCTTTGGAGCAAACTGACCGGCCTGTTTGCCGTCGTGGTTCTTTGTTTCTCGTGGGTGTGCCTTTTCGTCGAACGATCCTCCAAACAGCCCGCCAATCTTTGGCTCTGCTGCTGGTGGATCAAAGATGACGCCCATTCGCTCGCCAGCACGAATAGCGTTACCAATAGCTTCGCGGCGGTCCTTACCTTCAACACGGAACTCCTTGCCGTCCTTCAGCATCGCACTCGCTGTCCAGCCGTGATCATGCTCGACCACCTTCAGAAGCGGGTTACTACCGCCCTTCGGTGCAAACTGTCCCGGATGCCGGTTAGGGTTCGGGATGTTATCCTTTTCCCGTGCGTGCAGTTCCTCGCGGAATCCCTTGGGATGTGGTGTTGCTGGCTCATCGCCAAATAACGATTTCTGCTGAGCGTACTGATCAACGTCGTTATTCATGGCAGCATTCTCCACTGTTCAACCACTCCTTGAATTGTGAGACGGTCATTGCCACAACCTCGCCACACTTCCAGCCTTTCGGGTAGTGCGACAGGTACAGGTCACAAGCCTTGCGTTTGTTCGTCGTTCCGAGGATTGCCTTATGCTCGTCGAATGATCCATCTTTGTTGGTCTGGCAGATGACGAACACAACTTCGCTTTCCGGGTTGCGTCCCATGAAGACGTCAACCTGATCGCCATCCGTGCCTTTTGTCCCGGAGATATACCCATAGTGGGCAGTCATATCTCGTTTCCAGATTTCTCCATTTGAGGCAACGCCTCGGCGGACTGATCCTCTTGGGTTCTCGATGACAATCTGCATACCGTTCCACGAGAACCGTCCTTTCTTGTAGTTGCCAGCTTTGATCTGTGCATCGGTTGGATCAGTTTCCGTGTACTCAGCCGCTTCCCGGATCGTGCGGTCCTGACGTCGCTCGTAGCGTTCTTTCTGAAGCCCAATGATCTCACGGCGGTAGTAGCGGATGATCATGTTTCGGACTGCCGCGTACTGGTCTGGATCACTGGCAAGTTGAGACTGGAGTTTCTTCAGCAGTTGAGTTGCACGGTAGCCAATTGCTTGACGTGTCAGGTTCTGCCCGAACTTGCCGTTATAGGCTTCAGCCGCTTGAGACTGATTGACGGTATTTCCGTCTTCGTCTTCACCTGAGAACCACGCTTTAACTAGCCACTGATCCTGCTCGTTACCAAGACTGCTGATAGCCTTGTCGAGTTTAGCCCGTTCGTCGTCTCCGTAGTCCGGTTCAGAACTGCGACCAGCGACGTTAGCCAGTGGATCAGTTTCGTCATCGCCTGACTGATTGCTGGTGATCTTGTCCATCTTGCGGCGGTTCAGGTTCTTGATTGCCTGAGCCATGCCGTTCTTGGCGTATGTCGCAAAGTCGGTTGATCCGTCCCATTTCTCGGCAGCCTTCATCAGTCCGTCCATAGCGGCTGATTCGGCAGCGTCGGAGTCACGGGTAGCCCATCCCTGTTTCTGCATCATGCGAACAGTCTGAGCCACGAGATGGAAATTGTCCGTCACCAACTGATTACGCTTTGATACGTCGCCAGAGGCAGGTTCAGCGTTACTGCTTGTCGGCACTTGTTCAGAAGTGCCGACAGGTTGTGCGGCTACAGCCGGTTGGTTATTCGGCTGCGGTACTGTTTCCACACTTGGTGGATCAGCTTGTGTTGGCGGTGCAGGCTGTGGCTTAGGCTGGACAGGTGGGGCGGCTGGTTGTGCAACCGCTTTCATACTGTCGGGATTGGCTCCCATCATCCGGCGTTTCGGCGGGTTCCCGTCAGGTTGTCGGGTCTCCTGTCGGGATTGGGGTTTCTTCTCGTCAGAGTATGGGCCGCCGCCTGCCAAGTCTCCGCGTTGACGCAAGATGTCGTCGTACCAGTCATGTTCAGCCTTCAAGCTACTCACAAGCCCGTCGTGCTGATCCTGATTGATCCGGCCATCCTCAAGGCGTCTGCCGTGGTGCTTGATCTCTCCACGAATGAATCCTGTTGCTCGGTGAAGATTCCGGCTTGTTGCCTTCTGGGGATCTGCTGAGACATTGGCAAAGTTCTCGGCGTACTCACGCAAAGACTCTTCTTGATCTGAGAGTTCTCGCTGAGGTTTTGGACTTGGCTCCGGTGACGGAATCGGCGTTTTCTCAGTGTTTTCCGCCTTTGGTGTCTCTGTCTCACGGTGAGACACGGGTTTTGGCTCCGGAACTGGGGCCGGAGTTTCAACCGGATCGTCAAAGCTCAACTGCTTCTGGCGGTTCTCGGCGTGCTCGGCAAACAGGCTGCGAATTCGGTCGTTCAGTGCTTTACGGCCAGAACGTGGCTTGCCAGAGAATCGGCTGGACTGTCTCGCCGCTGGTGTCACGCCTTCGAAAAGGCTCTTTTGCTGCGGGGCAGTCTTTTTGGATGTGAACTGACCGGCCTTGTGAACCATGTCCGTTGATGTTTCACGGGGGTGCAGAGTCTCATCCCACTTGAACATGCCCTGTGTTCCGTAGCGTTCACGCTCGATCTGCTGGGCATACTGCTCCATCAGCGACCGGATCAAATCGACAGGATCTTGCTCGCCGTCATCCTCGTTTTCCCCATCGGGAAAATCACCCCCACCTTGAGGCATATCCAGCCCCGAATTGTCCCCATCGGGATTACCACCCATTGGCGGCATTCCGGGCATTCCTGGCATACCCATAGCGGGCTGCTGAGACTGCATGGAAAGCACTTTCTCCCCACTTGTCGGGGCAGATAGTCCGAGGGTTTTGAACACCTCAGATTCAGCAATACTGGCTCCCATCTGGTAGGCCGCGCTGAGTGCTTCCAGACGTTCCTGCGTCTTGTCGTCCTTTGTCTTCAGACTCATCCGCATGTGCCATCCCATTGTTTCAGGGAAGTTCAACTGCTGGATGTACCTGACCAGTTCATGAGTCAGAGTCTCTTCAAGGTTGCTGGCGTCGAACTGGACGATCTGGCTGAGTGTGTCCATGTGGGCTTCAGCAACGCCGGAACCCATACCGGTAGCTTTGGCCTCTGTCGAAAGCTCCTGCCCGAGGATGTAGCGTTTCAGACGACCACCGAAATAGTTTTCGATGATGTTCTGCATGATGTCCAGCCCCATCGCACCCGGCTCGATTACCTCGAACTTGTACGATTCAGAGTCGTCACCCATCGGCTTTGGGAAGAATACGATATTCCGTCCGTTGGCCATCTTCTCCTTGGCGGCTGCCTGAGTTGCAGCCAGTGCCTTCGGATCTCCCATCGGGTAGGTCCAGACCTCAATACCGCCCGCTGAGCGTTCGAGGTACTGCATCAGGAATGCAAAGGCTTCCTGCTTGAGGAACCATTCCCAATAGATTTTGGACCGAATGCCGATCCCATGCACAGAACCTGCGAAGTAACTGTGATGGAAGTCGGCGTCTTCAATGAAATGCTTGTGAACGCAAAAAGTGTCACGCTCGTAGGGCTTCAGGAACAACGCAAGGCCGTCAGAGACTGGCTCCAGCTTGTAATCCCGGTGAATCCTCATCTTTCCCTTGCCGGGGTTAGTCCCGACGCGGATACCCATCTGGTGCGGGTATGCTCCTTCGTCGGAGTCCATCCAACCGTCTTCGTAGCGAAAAACCAGCTTGTCGCCGTTGATTGGCATCCAGCCGTTATGGTCCCGATGAAGCGGCGTCGGCATCATTCGCATTGCGCCATTGACGCGAGTGTAGCCGTACTTGTGCTGAATGCCGGACCTGCCGGACCAGATCGCCTTCATCAACCACATGCGATACTTGGTGAAGTTCCGGATGCGGCTGATGATTCGCTGGAGTTCCTGAGCCAGGCTGACTTGGTACTGGCACTTCTCGTCTTCCGGCTTAATCTCCCAATCTAACAGGGCAGTTAATCGTTGGCGGCATTCGACGGATTCCAGCAGTCCGACGTCCTTCTCCATCAGGTGGGCGTTCTCGATCGAATCCCGCATTGCTTCATCGGGATTGACATACGCACGGGAGAAGCTGCCTACGATCGACTGGTACGTCAGCAAGTGCGGAACAGCGTCTTGTCCGTAGAGCGGTGGTGCACCCGGCGTTTTGCTGGCTGGATCGGTTCGAGCGTCCATGTGCTCAGAGATCCATTTGCCCACGTTCTCCGCGTTCTTGGACTGCGGGTTGAGCATGACAGCAAAGTCGTTCGGGTTGGCGTGGACCATCTGCGTGACTCTTCCATGAGTTCAGGGGCTATCCGTAGCCGCGATATTGTCGGGAATTTGTCAGCACGTTACCAGAGGCAGGCAGGTTATTTTGCCTCGTAAAGTGGGCATTTTTCGCAAACTTGGATCATTTCGTCCCATTTATCGTGCAACGCAGAAGGGCTGGCGTCTTTAATGGCAATGTTGACTCGTTCGGTGGGGATGCAGTCTTTTGGCGTGCATCCGTCCGGCTGCATTATCTTACGGCAGACGTAACGACTGATAGCCTTGCCTCCGCAACAGCCGATTCGTCTCTGTGATCCACGGTGGATACATGGGGCTGGAGTCATAGTTTTACGATTCCTATTCCACCCCATCCACAACCAACAATCATCTCTTTTGTGGTTAGTGTGGAGGACTTTAATTCCTTCCAGAGTTGGTGTACGAAACAACCCTCGTTTCGGTGTTTCACAGTGTCTGCAATGTCATGAAACGCTATCAATCGCGGCTTTAGTGTCTTACTCCATTCCCAGTCTGAACGGACTCCAGCCAATGAATGGTCTCCATCAATGAAGACTACGTCAAACGGCCCTTTCTTTTCCGCGAGTGATCGTACGTTCTGGTCTTTGCTGTCGCCAACAATGCACTGCTCCGCGTTATCTGGCGTCGGAGAGATGTCGATAGAAACAGTTTGGGCTGACGGAATCCGAGTTTTGATCTGGCATTCAAGCCCTCCATGCTTGGACCCAATAATGAGTATTCTATCCGTGTCCTTGAGATGTGAAATAAACCAGTCAAGCTCCCGCTTGTGTTGTTCGCATCGTGGGCCGCCAAGGCGATCGGCTTCCCACTGCATTTGGGAGTCCACTCGTTTCGGGTACCAGGACGCTAGTTGATACTGACCTAACACGTACGTGTTTTCACCGAATTCACACCAGCACTCTTCTGGCCGAAAGTGATCTCCGGGCCATGCTTCAACACCTCCGTAGTCAGCCTTAACAGACTTTTCTGGCAGGTGCTTTGCCCTGACCGCAAAGAATGTTCCGCTGTAGTGCCATTGGTTTATTGGGTTCAAAGGTTCATCTCCGAAGGCCCGGAATGAACCAAACATTTTGTGACCTGATTCCAGCTTGTTGATTATTGCATCATGATTAAGCAGGACGGTCTCGTACATGATCTCCGTCCACAGCCTGACAGCATCGGATTTGTATGTGTGTTTTCTGACGCCCTTGCCGTGGCAGTAAAGGAAGATGTCATTTTGTCCGTTCGGGATGATTTTCTGAAACAGCCTGAATGAATCGTTTTCGCCTTCCTCGTTGTTGTTCAGTTCAACGATCTCGAATTTGTCTGAAAGTAGAGACCTGACCTTTTCGATGCTGTCAGTCGATTCGTCAATTGCCACGCAGGCTACACATCGGCCATTAATTGCTGCTGCGATCTCGTTTAATTTCTCAGCGTGCCAATCCCACCTACGCTTGATTGGCCAGAGGTGAACGCCAAGATGCAGTACTGGCGAGCTTGTGAACGGGTCCGGCTGCGGAGTATTGGCATGGATCATTGCTTCATAGGCTGGGTGATCTATTGGACTATAAAACTCACAGGAATCGCACGTTCTTAGCCCCGGTGAAGCGCCTGTGAGTAAGCAATTTGTGTCTGGTGCTTGACGGCAGATGTACATATCCGCACAGCACTTACGCTTCGATCCCAGGTATCGACAAGGCTGCTTAGCCGCTGGCATATCCTCAATAATCGACCGCTTGCGTGGTAGCCTCTTCTCTGTTTGTGGGCTGAATAGACTGCATCCAGAACATGATACTGCAGGCACAATTCCTAGTGTTTTACAGGATATTGTTCCGTCGTGAAGATACTCAGAATGATGCTGACAGGATCTGGCCATCAGATTGGCGTTATCTCAATGGTTGATGGAACTGAAGTGATCCCAACTGCCTCGCACTTTGTTTGCGTTGCGGATGCTGTCTGTTTGTAGTTTTCAGCTAGTGTTAGTGTAACCGGAGTTCCGTCGAAATCTGTTGAACAGTTTATCATCTTTTCGTACCTCAACATTAGTCCAGACCCAAGATTACTAAGGCTTGTTGCGTATGGGTACACTGATGGCGGGCAAGTTGGCGTCCCATGTAGCGTTGACGGTATGTAGAAGATCGCTCCGTATTCCGCGTTGAATCCTTTGTTTGGTTTCCATGTCGCGATGGCGCTAGATTTTCTGCGATTAAGATACAGTGTGTACAGCAGCGGATACCAGTAAACATTAACGACGAAGTATTTGATACCAGAGCGGTCCACAACCTGAAGTGTCGCAAAGCTCCCCGTCACGCCCGTGCTACAGACCCACGGGTCAGCGACACAGCCAGCGGCAACTGTTCCGCACCTTGCGTCTGTTATTGGGTGACTTGTTCGTGTTCTGTTTCCGCTGAATGAAGGCGGTGTAATCCAACCTGTCGGATTTTTGTACTCCCAAGCATTCAAGCCAGAATAGGGAGTGTTCATAAACGCCGCCGCGTCACACCCGGTTCCAAAGTCATTACGACGTGAGGTGTGAAATCCTCTTTCGTAGAACTCGTAGTCTCCGCTTGCCCAAACGCACTCTACAAACGGCGTGTAGAATGGGGATGTCACTGGTGCATCATCAATCTCAAGAGGTGTTGCATCGCCAAGCGTTGAGATATCTGGAAACGTGAACGAATGGTCGTAAGAGTCCTGTAGTTTTGGGTATGACCCAAGCCCCTCATTGTATTCTGCCGACAGCCACGAACATGATCCCGTTGTAGCTCCCAAATAGGACATTGGCGATGGGAAGTCCATTTGCCATGCCGTAGGGATTTCAAGCTCTAAGACGAGACAACCGAAGCAGTCTGGAAACGGTTGTTCGCAGTGGCAATTGCAGGCTTTTTGCTTTGGGCCAACCATTATAGCTCGGCCTCAAGTACTGATTGTGATTCACATGACAGGTAATAAATCCACCACTTTCCGCTAATCTCTTCAATTCTGCAATAAGTGCCAGAGTCTCCAGAGACTGTTGGGTCATCATTGAACACAGTTTTTTCTTCATCTGTCACTTCGCGTGTTCCATCTTCGTGATCTCTAATAACACGAACTGTGCAGGATGTTGCAGCCGCAAGGGTTGTGGCTGGTGCAGATAAGTCTGTAGCAAGGACACCCTTTAGCTTTCTCCCTTGCTGCTTGACCCATTCTCCGGTCAGGTTTGGTTGTCGGCTGCAAACCCTCGTGTAAGCGTCGTAAGCTCCAGTCTTCGGGTTCCACGTCTGACGCAGAACCATGTAGTCATCGAAGTAACCCTGTTGCCAAGGCTGGACACCAGCGAATGTGTAATCGAACTGCCTGTAGAACTGATAGAAGTAATCCCGTCCAATCTGATCCTCCATGCCTGTTGGCGGGGATTCATTGAACTCGGTTCTCCAGATGGCCGTGATTGCTATCGTCTTGTATTCAGATCCCGGAACCTTATTGACGTAAGTTCCATCGGTCGTCTGAATGTCCACTGACGACGGCGTTGAGGCGTATGGCGTGTGAGGCGGGATTGCTGTTGTGCTGTAGGAACTGATCATGCCGCCAGCAACAACGAACGGCTTTCCAATGATGTAGTCCGCAGCAGATGCAGATGTGCTGAGCGAATCGCCACCGCCACCCCAAGTGCATTCTCGCAGCCCGAGCTTACCGAGAAGATTATTGTCGTAGACGTACTTGGAGTTTAGCCCGTCAATCAAGGCCCATCGGGTTTTGCCTCCGGGAGGCGTCTCGAAGATTACTTCGTTGTATCGACCAGCCACGGTGTCATAACTACCGATGTCTGGCACAAGACGTTGTCCATAATGAGCGGCGATACTGTCCAGAACAATGGGCAGATTTTCGTAATCGTTTGTCTTCAGGCAAGTTGGCGTAATTGTGTGAACCGTGTTAACGCCGACGTTGATATAGTCGACGCCCAACTGATCAAGCAGAAGTTCAGCCGCGTCGTCTGGTGCTGTAATCTCGGAGTCAGATACAGTTCCAGACAGGTCTCCCGTGTGGGCAAACTGCCATGTATAGCGATCGTCAACAACTGGAATGATCCACAGGCTATTGAGCGTTTCGTCGTCGGAGTGTGGGGTCAGTCTGCGAGGCGGGAGAACCTTAACGGTCAATGTGATTGCGTGTTCGCTTTCTTCGCGTCCCGTCACTGGCGTTCCGTAAATCAGGTTCAGTGACGTTGAGCCATTGTCGCACGCTGTGTAGATAGCCTGTTTGATAGCGTCGTCAGCAAGCAGAAGGCCATAGCTCCAGCGTGTGGCCCCTGTTGGAATCACAATCTGGTTGATCTTTGGCGGTGGTGTCGGCTCGTAGTTGTGAATGATGCAGCCATTGCCACGGTTGACCACGACAGCAGCGTTTTGGCAGAGCAGGCGTGACAGTGCTTGAGAATGATATCTCTCAATTATCTCGTCAATCTTGCCGTCAGGGTCTTGAAGCAGCGTGTGGATCGGCTCAACCTCAACCGATGCCCGAGGCAGTGATGCAAGAGAAATTGTCATCAGCCTACTCCGCTGTTAGATCCCAGTGAAAGTCTACTCCGAAATTAACCGTCAGCATGGCCTGAGCCATGTCACCGGCAGGAGTCTTGCCGAATACGCCGTCAGCGGATCGTGATGCCTCCGTGTCACTTATGGCGTAGCAGCATTGAGTCAGGATCGGATCGTATGTTCCCGGCCCCGGAAGTAAAGAGCCAAGCATGGCAATTAAGATATCCTGCTCCAATGTGAACAGCCCGATATCGTCAGCAAGCAGAGCATTCGAATCTGTGCCTTGCCTATCTGTCCGGCAAACATGCCATAGCGTTACGGCAAGAGTTCCCTGATATGGCACCACGTATTGACCACCACCAGACTGTGCGGCGTAATCGAACGTGCCGCCTGGAATGGATACCGTCAACACATCATGGTCCTTCACGTTGGCTGGCAATTGATCTGCTCCAGCCATCACAAAGACGCGATGATTGTATTTGGTATTGGAAGCCTCCAGCAGAGTTTTAGCCCGCTGGAGGACTTCCTTTTTGGTGGTGTGCCGAATTGCTCCCACGATTACGCTCGCAGTTCACTTGCGAATAGTTCGCACCAGTCAACAAGAGCATTCTTGACCATGATTTGAGACTGAGTCGAAAAGTACGGGATAGCGGCGTAGGCCGTTGTTTCCGTCAACGCCAGTGCAGGAGTACCGCCAGTCAGGCCAGCAATAGAGCGTGACAACTGAACGTCTTCCCTCATCCCCTTGAGCGTGATCGTGTGTGTCAGGTTTGCCCCTGATCCTGACGCAGAAACAGTGGCTTGGCTGAATCCAGTTCCGGTCAGTGCCCGAATGGCGGTTTGCAGAGTGGCAGCCGATGCGTTGTAGGCCAGCGTCAGGGTCTGTGCGGCGATGTCCACAGTGCCAGTGAACGTCAGTGTGTATGTGCCTCCTGTCGGCGTTCCAGACACTGCCGCTGTCCAGACCTGAGTCGTCCCGCTGTCGGCAGTCGTCTTGAAAGTGTCAATCGCTGTCATCAGTGTATCGACGGCAGTTCGTAGGGTTGTCTTGGCAGCCGTTGCTGGAGCATGTGCAAAGGCGGTCGTTGGGGTCATGTCAGCCATTGAAGGAATCCTTTCCTATGAGTTCCAAGTCGTTTCCAGTGCACCGGATACGAAGATACTTGAAAGAGAAAATGAGTATTTTGTTGTGTCTGTAACTGGGTCGATTGTTCCGCCTGATGTTGTCGGAGCGATGTAGTCAGGAATGCAGAACTTGTGTTTTTCTGGCATGGCGTCCTGAGAATACTCAAGATCCATGTAGGAAGTATAAATCAGCGTTTGTCCGTCCGCCACAGGTGCTGGGTTCAAATGCTTAGTTGTCACGCCAATAAGCGTGTTTGTGACCGTTGGAGAGCCAGAACCAGTGACATAGGCTCCAGTTTCTGTAAACGATGCTACGGGGTCCGGTAGCCGAGGTGGTGCACCGGCTCGTTCAGCTTCAATCCTAATGATTCGTGTTGGCTGAGATGGCCCAATTCCGACAACGACGTTTGACTGAAGCGTGTAACCGTATGTCTTTGCAACCGGCAGTGGCACTTTCAATGCCTTGTTTCCGTAACTGCTGGTGATGTTGTAGTGGCTGTACATGAACGTCTTGTGCTGACTGCTATACGTGGATGTCACGTCAGCATTGGCGATGTTGTCGTTAATCTCGACCGTGATTGCCTGCGGGTAGGCTTCGTACATTCCTTCTGTGTCGTAGTTCGGCTCTGACGCCTCGATGTCGTCAATACGCCGAATTCGCTCGGTAACGGTTGTGCTGTCTGGAACGGACGAAGGCGTTCCGAATTCCTGAGTACATGGCGTTGTCAGTAAGTTGTGAAGGATGCTGATTGCCGGAATGCCGCCCTCGGTGTCAGGCTGCTCCCCAGGTCTGTTTCCTTGACTCAGCACGTTGTTGTAATTCGATAGAAGTGGATTGACGTTGTCCTGAACTGGCCTCCACGCCAAACTTCGAGACATTGTCATAAATCGTTTCTCAATGGCATTTGCTCCACCCTCGATTGGGAATCGAGATCCGGAGACAACCAGAGAAACCATGCGGGTTTGATCGGAACCCTGTTCGGTCGTGTAGTCGTATCGACGAATAAGAACTGCCGCCTTGTTGTTGGCGTCAATAACTTCCCCGAGAAACAGCCGCTGGTCAATGATTGCAGCCGCCAGCAACATCAGATCCGACATTGAGGCAAAGCGGTCTCCAGTCAACGCAACGCGAACACTGAATTCGACCTTTGCACCATGCTCAAGCCGTGCCTCATTATGGCTGATTTTTATTGTTCTGGCAGGGGCAGGGGCTGTAATGCCAACCTCTTCGTCAGTTACGGTGTACCGGATCGTTAGCCCGTCTTCGCTCGAAACGTAGTCGAACGCCTTACGCTGCATTCCCGGAACGACAGGCGGGACAGTGATCGCCCTGAAGTCGTGAGGACTCCAGTTTGGGTTCGATAGTGTCAGGCTTCCCGTGTATGTTCGTGTTGTGAATCCGCTATCGCTGATCCGGTCCATGCAGGACCACCGATGGCCGAGAATGCCGAGCTTCTTTTGCGTGCTTTCAAACTCGACGTTTTCCAGTGCGTACGCAACCTGATCCTCTGCCGGATCTTCAGGGTTTAGGCTTTCTCCGTAGATTCTTTCAGCCGCCATGAATGTTGGATCGACGTGACACTGTGCAGTTGTCGCAAACTCGACTGTAAACTCAACACGCCAGACGTGATTGTTTGCTACGTGTGTGACGTTGGCTTCTTTGGGGAATGGTCCACCGTGCACATCGTGCCGCAGGTTGATCGTTCTCAGATTGTCGCTGGCGTCCGTGTAGGTCGATCGTGGCGGTTCAATGACAAAGATCGGATCGCCAATAGCTGGGTCAAGTTGAACGCCTGATCCGTTGTCGGCTTGCTCGTCGACTGATCCAGTCGCAAGTGTCGAGTAAACCAATCGACGACGAGGCTGCAGCAAAAACTTCCGAAGTGCTCCGAATTGCTGGCTGGCTCCCTGATCAATTCCATTGCCCGGATACGTTGAAAGCTGAGGGAATACACCGATCGTTTTGTGATCGGTCATCGTGAAGTAGCCAAGCACTTTCAGTGATGTTTTCGTGTACTGGTAGTTCCCGGCGTCGTCATTGACTGGAGTTTCAACAAAGCCCAATGTCTGGACGTTCTGCAGCCGAATCCCGTTGTATTGCAGAATGGTCTGAGTTGTCATCAGTTGCCCCCATTCACTGGTCTACGCGGCCCGTTCAGTCGTCGTGCCGCGTCAATCATCCCTGCTGCATTTTGGCCGAAGACAGCGTCAATATCAGCACGCAGATCCGGCATATCGGCTGCTGGATTGCGTAGCTTTGCGGCAGCTTTCCTCATGTTGGCTTCTCCCTGATCGCCCGGAACCCATTCAAGGATTGCAGCGTGGATATCCATCCCAACAGCAATAAGGCTGTTGATATGTTCCAACAGAGTCGACAGGGCAGAGTCAACCATTGTGCCCCAAAGATTGCCAGCGTTTCCGGCGGCGGCTTTCCACGGCTGCATCGCATTTTCCAGCCGATTGAGTTGCCCGAGACGATCAGCCCCGAAGCCTCCCATTCTGTTGGCCATGTCAAACTTCCGCATTTCTCGATTCACTTCGAGTTGTGCGTTAGCATGGGCCAGAAGTCCGCTGTAGTTTGCCAGTGCAAATGTGGTCTGCAATGCAGTGTCAGCCAAACGATTCAGGCCAGAGATTGTGGCTTTGATGGCTGCCCCAATGAGCGGCAATCCGTAGGCCAGAACGCCGATCCCGATCGCTGCTGGACCAAGTGCAGCCCCGAACCGTGCCGCCGTTGCTGCCGGTATTCCGAACCGTCCGCCCACCTGAGTGGCCATATTGACGCCAACTTGTCCGGCTGCCTGTCTCCATCGTGACGGAACTACGTTAGCAATTCCTCGCAGGACTGGCCGCATGAAGTTTGCCAAGCGTGTTGCTGTAGCAATTCCGCCTCTACGTGTCCGGCTGCCTCTGCGAAAGAATCCCCTGAACCGCTGCCATCGTGTCTGCGGTTGTGATGCTGTGCCGCCGTTGGCTGCCCCATTGGTTGCCTCGGTCAGTCGGTCGATGGATCTCCGCAGGTTATCCTGAGCCTCACGGGTTGCGTCTTCCGTCTCTCGTGGGACGTTGAAGTAATCTGCAAACGTGTCCATCAGCGTGGCTACTGCCGATGGTCGCTGTCCGTCTGCTCCCGGCTGTGGAATCACTCCACCAAGAATTGACGTAAGATTGTTTGCCAGTGTGTCGAGGAAGCTCCGGTTCGCAATGTCAGGACGCACGCCGAACATCCGCTGGAAGAACTCCAGAAGTCTGTTAAGTATGCTGTCATCATCTTCCGGCTCGTCCGGCGGTTCCGGTGGCTGTCCGCCTCCCGGTGGAATTCCTCCAGCCCCACCAGATCCGGCAATGTCTTCGACGATCCGGCGTGCTTCTTCTGCCCGCTCTGCTGCACGGTCGGCGGTTGACTGCTGTCTCTCCTCGACCGTTGGTAGGTTGGCAGTTTCCCACCACGGCGGAAGTGGTTGTCGTGCAGGTGGCCTATTGAACCACGATGGAGGATTATTGAGGTCCGGCACTTCGCCGTTTGGCTGAAATGGCTGGAATGTTGCTCCGGGTGTCACGTTGCCTGATCGTGTGACTGCTGGCGATTCAATAGGCCGCGTGCGTGATGTTGAGACAGTCCGGCGGATTGCATTGGTTAGCGGTGCAGTAACTCGTTCTGTGGTCGCACTGACCACGCTGGCAGCAAGTCGTTCTGTCGATTGCGTGATAGTTTGTTGCCATTGTGGGCGGTCGCCTGTAATGGCTTGACTCAGTCCCTCAATGGATTGTGCGATTGGGTCGCGGAGTGGTCTAGCCATTTCACTTGCCCTTTCGCTTTGCTGCGGAAACGGCTTTGGCTACCGTCGCCTCGTTCTCATAAAGTTGTTCGAAGAAATCTTTGCCGGGTGCACCGAACACGATCCCGATTCCCTGTGCTACTGCCATCGACTGCCAGGCTTGAACCTGCTCTGCGTTCAGGTAGATCCCGAATCTTCGTTCGTGCTCTGTTCTGAGGTCGAGTCGCCCAAGACTGTCGGCTCCGTAGATGGCTGCGAGAACAGATTCTCCTCGCCACTTTTTTTTTGAAATCCAGAGTACGCTATGAATGACTTGAGCAGGTCAAGACACTCCAGTTCAGTTAGCCCACGCTCTTCGACAGTACCAACTCCGAACACACCACGTGTCACGCCTGCGACTTTGCCGATGATCTTCTCGCGAAGTGCATCAACTTTCATCAGCTTGAAGTCATCTTCGCGGAAGTCTTCGTGCTGTTGCAGTGATCTCCAGAGGACCATCGGATCTGCGTAAACAGTCCGATGGCCGTTCCAGAATTTGAACACGTAGCGGTTGCGGTTAAACAACCATCGAAGTATCAGATTGATCATGATTCCGCAGCTTGGGTTGAACCGGCGTAGGTCGCAAGGTTAGTAACGAGGTGACTGTTCTCAAGAAACAGATAGGTCTTGCCGTCACCAGACTGGCTCGTGTCAGTCGTGAATGGCATGGCTTCGATATCGAAGTCCCACACTGTGTTTTTCGATCCAATTGGGAATCGGACAGGCCCGGAATACCAGCAGTTTGGATAGTTCAGTGTTGTTGCGATCGTGACGGCTCCAGCGTCAGCAGCGGTCGCGGCAACGTCTGCTGCACCAAGTAGCTGAATCTGAAATGTACGCTTGCCGCACGACAGTAGACCGCCAATGTTGACTAGCGTTCCGGCTGCTCCGGTTGACCAGTTTGTGGATGCCTGACCTTCTCTCATCTTCTTAACGACAGCAATGCTGTATTCAACCAGCGAAAGCCCGATCTTGGCTTTCTTGCCCATAAACTGTCGCTCAACAGGAGGCCCGGCAGTCCCGCCAAACTGATCGGAGTGAATCGGATTGGTGTAGAACTCTTCTTCAACCTGAACCCCTTCTGTGGTGTATCCAAGATTGACGAAACCGTTACCGTCTCGAAGATTGATTTTCACCAGCACAGGGCCGGACACGTATGGGCAAAACAGACCAGTCATGTGGGTAGTTCCTTATGGATATCTTCGGCTTGGAAAGTAATGAGCACGATCACGCCAGAGGTTCAAGTTGTCCCACTCTGCGATTGTCGGCCCTTCGCTGCTGACTTCCCCGGCTACTGTTGCCGCAGGCTCATCAGCCGTGATGACGGAGTTCCCGTCCTGCAAGTCCTTGATATGGCCCTTGCGAATGTCTTCGTAGAATTTCAGGACGTCCGGGTTTGTTGTTGCCCGACGTCGAAACAAGTGAACCATTGCGATCTCGCAGATGATTCGCTTGAAGTACTCAAGGTCAGATCCATCTAAGGCTGCAAGTTGTGCCGCCTCGTAGCGTCCGCCTTTCCTGAGTGCTGCGATAACTTCACCTTCAGCAGCACACAAGGCTTTATCAACACGCTGATTATCTGACACGTCGACCGCTGATCCATCGCTGTTGTCATCGACGACAAGCTGTTGGATGTCACGCTCATCGAACGTGTCAATCAGATCAGTTGCTGTAACGTATGTTGGGGTCGGCATCAGGATTCGTCCTGAGGTGTTCGTTGTGGTTTGTGGCTCAGAGCAACATTAGACAAGGATCACCACCCTTCCAGATTTCAAAAGAACTCGGTGTCTTTATGAAAAGGTGGTCAGCCGGGGAGGCGTCCGACTGACCACCGTGCAACAGTCCGAAGACTGATGATTACACTGCGTTCTGGAACATAACCGCAGTTTCTGGAGCAGTGAGGATGTAAACGTAATCCTCAACAACGCGGCCAGATGTTCGGCGGTTGTCCTTGTCCTTCTTCGTTTCTGCTGTCATTTCTTCATACATGAAGCAGGTCAGAGACGAGAAGGATGGTGCACCGTAAGTGCCTTCAAGTGAACCCGGACGGGCACAGATGAACGGCGTTGCGGTTGGCAGAACCTGAGACTTCGTTGAAGTAGCTCGCTTGCGTGATGTCACGCGGCGTGTCTTCTCAACGATCAGGTTCAAGCCGTACAACTGAGAAGGCAGACCGTAGAACGAGTTCTGGTTGCTCGTTCGCAGATCACCCCGAACTTGTGCCAGTGCATCAGGAGAACCCTTGATGTACTCGACGATCTCCTGACACTCAGCCAACTGTCGGGCCAAAGTGGAGTTGATCACCAGGTACAGGTCGTCGATGTCGACAGCCGCCAGCGTGTCGTCCAGAATCAGTTCGCGAGCCGTGTTCAGGCTGCGCTTGATGTCCTGACGGTTGCTGGTGGAAGCTGCCCAAGTGCCGGTGTTGCCGGACACTGCGGAGATATCCACGACGTGGCTGGAAATGTGGTTCCCAGTCGTCAGCATGGCGTTCAGAGCCAGCATCGTGCGGGCGGTCATCGCCTGCTGTGCCTTACGCTGAGCGTTCTGTGCGACGACGTCCCAAGTTGCCTGATCGACAGCCTTGTCACCGATCGTGAAGGCCCACTGACGGCGAGCCGTCTGGAATGCCTTGTACTCGTGCTCCGAGGTGCCGTCTCGGCCACCCGGTGCGTTGTCGCCATCGTTCCACAGTGCATCAAGGGCGGTGTCGTCGAGGATTCGACCGCCTTCATCAATCGTGCACTTCAGGTAATAGCCAATGCTCTTGGGAGCTTTGACGATCTGAGTGTACTTGTTGACGTCAAATTTCTTGACGTTGCGGCTGTAGTCGATGACAAGTTTCCCGCTCGCTTCATGCGATGGGACGAAGGTGTTATTTCCACCCGGTAGAACAGCGGTCATGTTGTGAATCCTTTCACAATTGTTTCAGAAAAACCCATTCAACTGGGCAGATTAGGCTCCGAGGTATCCGAACAGGAGTCGCACGCGAACTGCTTCGCCAGCGGAACCTGATTCCAATGCAAGTGCTCCGTAGCAGTCCTTATCTGTGCTGGCTACAACGCCACCACCAGATGCGTCAGACTTGAGCAGGTCGCCCTGAGTGCAGCCACCAGATCCGATGATCAGAAGAACCGGGCGGTCTTCCTGTAGCCCGTCACCAACCATGTAGATGGTCACAGGATCGCCGGACGCTGCGGCGTATTCAGTTTGCGATGGCAGAGGGGCGTAACCGCTTGCCTCTCCAGAGATCCCAATCATTCGCTCGCCTGCTCCACAGGTTGCGACAGTGTTGGTGCCAGACCGCTTAACAAAGCGAGATGGGCCGATGTTGGCAGATGCCTTGAACATGAGTGAATCCTTTCACTGGTGTATTCAATTGGTGTACAGACGCTCTTTGTCTCACCGTGAGACAGAACTAGCCAGCGGTGTTCTTGCCGCTTTTCTTGTCTGCACAGTACCGTTCACGGGCAGTGACGTAGTCAACGTCGTGCTTCCGTGCGTATTTCTTAACGCCGTCAACGTCAGCAGGAGTTAGTTCGTCGACGCCGTTGCCGGTTTCAGGCAGTTCGCCCTGCTTGCCGACGCCTGCGATGGCTGAGAAGTCAGCGACAGCAGACGGGCTTTTGCGAGCGTACTTTTCAATGTCCTGAAGATCAGCGGTGAACTCGTCTTCCGTCTGAACTTCAGCCTTCTTCATGTAGCGTTCCATGTTGAACTCGAAGCCTTCAGACTTCAGCTTCGACAGCTTGCCGTATCGCTGAGATCCGAGAAGCTGAGCCTTCATGCTCGCATTCTCTGCTTCAAGTGCGTTGAGTCGTGCTTCCAGAGCCTGCAGCCCTGCTGACTTGGAGTACTGTTCTTTCTCGTCGGCCATTGGGTTTGATCCTTTATCAAATGGCGGTTTGTTCGGTGGACCGCCAGCATCCGGCTTCGGCGGCATCATTGAATCTGGTGCACCTGCACCCATATTAGAACCAGCGTCTTGCGGTAGCCCGCCCGGCTGGGGTTGTCCTGTTGGGTCTTGTCCAGGCATTCCCGGTTGGCCAGGCTGATTGCCATCTTCTGCTGGCATGTCGGCCATCTGTGGTGCCTGATGGACAAGCGGGTTTGGAGATCCTGCCTGCCCGTCTTCCTCCATCTTCTGAACGAGATACTGTCCCATTGCAGAGTTCAGGAACGCCTCCATGATCGACTTAATCAGATCCTTTGGCAGTTCTTCCTCGTCGCTGTACTTGTCGCGGTCGTCGCCCGGCACAAACGTCCCGTTTCCACCCGGTGCGACCATCATGTATCTCTCGACCTCAACGTCTTCCCCGTATTCGGATGGACGGTTGAAGTATCTGGCAGGAGGAAGATTCAGTCTTGGCTCATCGGCCCCAAGTGCGGCAATCGGGTAGAACGATCGCTTGTGGACATCCGGGAGAGGAAGAACCTCAACCGATCGTCCGCGTCGTCCCTTCAGCAGTTCGTCACGGTCCCTGCGGTGGTACTCATCAGCAAAGATTGCGTAACGTGGCTTCGTGTTGCCGATCATCCCGAGGCGATAAGCTCCGGTGTATCCAAGCACTTCAGGTTCCGGATCAGTCCGGTTGTCTGATGTGTGTCCGTTTGTAATTGGGCAGAACTTGCCTACGTCTGCGATCTGCTCGTTCATGTTCCGGCATATAGAAGCCAACGCCTTGCGGTCGTACTTCACTGCGGGGATCGTGCGACCATCGCGAGACTTGCGGGCTGGAATCTCATGTTCTTCAAAGACAGGGATGTCACGCCGTTCCAGAAACTCAGACGACTTGTGGTATCGTCGAGCTTCAGCAACTTCTGGTTCATCGCCAACATGAGAACGCCATGCCTCGAAGCACTGCCGATTCCTTTCAGCAGTGTTCGGGATATCAGTCATAGTCGACTGATGAAACCGGATAGCAAAATCCGGCTGGCTTTCCCCGTCCTTGGGTACAATTGATTGTTCCATGACATCCTGCCTTGAACATCGAAACCGCCCGGTCCATCGGGCAGTTATTGCGAATTGTCAGGGATGCATGAAACGCTGTCAATGACTCACGCGGCAATAATCGACTGCGGGCAAAGAAAAAGGCATCCAGCTTTCACTGAATGCCTTTCCGATACCTTGAGATGACAGGCCATTCGCTACCTTAACATGACATAACCAAACTAGACCCGACAGGCCACTAGCCACCAAACAACTTTACCGTATCTCCGATGGAGATCGCAGTTGAAGCCTGTTTGACTTTCGACTCAATCTTCTTGGTTCCCTTTGCGGAAACAAACTCCTGAATAACTCCAAGCTGAGTGATTGATGTAAGGTGTTTCTGCTTCTGATCGTCATCTAGTGCAGAGAAGTCCGTAACAGACGCCCGTGTCAGACCCTTCTTTGCTCGACGTTTGATCTGCTTCCTAATGCGGTCAATTGACGTGCTCTTGTCCGCCTCAGTCATGCAGCGGTAGCCAGTGTTGACTACCGTGTCGAATACGATCTTTTCTTCCTTCTCCAGTGATTCTCTGGCGGTCTTGACGTTTCCGAGGCAGTGCAGCCTGACGTCTCTTCCGAGTAGCTTTGAGAGTTCGTCGTACGTGACGATATCCCCGGCTTTTGCGTCACGAAGACGCTTTTCGATGATGGTTGTGTCGTGTGACTTAACCTGAATTCCATTAGACATAAAAGCCTCCGTAAATGAACAAAACCTTAACTTGCCGTAACCAGCCCGGCCATAAAACACCTTGCCAGAACCCGCCTTATTACCGCATTTGCTTGCAGCGGGAACGATCCGCTGTACGCCAACCAAGCAACACTTGAACTACCTTGCAACAACGAGACCTAACAAAACGAGCAAGGCCTCTCCGTAGCTCACCACGACGCGACCAACTCGACCATGTCGCGACACATTACTTCCAGTCGATCTTCTCAACTGAAAACCTTCCAAAGTATCCGTTGTTTCGCGGGCGGAATCGGCCTACGCCAATGAACCGCCCGGCATCCTCAAGGTGTGTTTTGAATACCTCGTTATCAATGATGTCGTCAACAATCAGGAACTCGACGACGCCTTCCCATGAAGGGATAACAGGAAAACACTTCTCGACTCGCGTTGTGCCTCCGCGTCGACCATCAGACGGAACGTGAAGCCATTCGCCCTGAACATCGACAGCCTTAACTGGAAGCTCAACGGGATTAAAGCAAAGAACTCCTGCTTCAAAGTGCTTCGTGTAGGTGCTCTTGCCTTTTCCGGGGATCTGAATTGATTTGTATTTTGCCGCTTCAGATAGGCAGTTTTTGAAACACATCGGCGGGATAAACACGTTGCCGTCAGCGTTCACATGAAGACGCTGACGCCAGTTGTTCTCCTCGAACTCCGCGTGCGTCTGGTCTCGGCTTTTCTTTTCTTGAATATACTTCGACTGGCTGTAAGGACTGACTGACTTCAGGTGTGCAAATGCAGTACGCATAACTAGGTGCCTCTCTTCTCAAAATGAACCTTGCGAAAACTTACCGTAACTGGCCGAACTGAAAGTTGACCGGCGATGACCGGACGGACCACGGTTTGAGAAGAGTATATAAATTCAACTGCCTGTCTATATGGGGAGTTTGTAATTCTGCAAATTTTATTGCATGAGGCTAGTGGGCTAGTTTTCTTCGTAGTCGCCTCCAGACTTCTTGCTGGCTGCAATAGCCTCAACAACTCCGTCAAGCAGTTCATGGATCGAGTTATCGAGTGCAGAAACTCGACTGGTCATTGTGGCGAGCGATAACGCCCATACGCGGGTATTGATTGGCAGAATCTTCCAGCAGGATTGGCATATGGCGACCTGAACGCAGTTGTCTGGACGATGCGGGGCGTGCCATTGCCCACATGCTCCGCACAAATGCTTTTCGCCTTTCGGTCCTGTTGCCATTACCTGCCTCGGTTTGGTCTCTGAGATCCCCGGTCTGGATTTCCACGATTCGGCCTATTGCTACTAGGTTTGTACGGTCCTCTGACCTCCGTTTGCAACTTAGAAACCCCGACGCGGCCATCTTTTGCTTGACGTACTCGCCTTTTTAGGATCTGGATGCCGTTCACGAGGATTGCTCGGCGTGGCACGTTCCCGCCGACAGCCTGAAGCAGCGTGTAGCGATACTGATGCCCGGCAATCGTTCCCCTAACACGAATTTCATCCCAAATGAATTTGCCCTTGCTTATGGCTCTAAGGAACTGTTCAAACAGTTTCGGATGGACATCAGCGTAGCCGTATAGCGGCCCCATCGTCTTCGATCGCTTGTCGCCCTGAAGATACCGAACCAGCAGTGTCGACTTGGCTGGGGCCTTCAGGTTGAACTGAAACCCGATGCTGTGGACGTTACTGGATGTCACGGGGACCATTACGCCAGTAACTGCAGGGTCGTCAATGTCGTAGCGTCCTCGGAAATTAGCCGTCCGGATCTCTACGGTATTGTTCCCTACAAGCCGCATTCCGTTCCACGTCTGAGGCTCAGACGGAACGATCCGGCGGGTGGTCGGTTCTGACTCTACCCGCCGTCCTCCAGCCTGCTCCGGCGTTTTGCTGCCACCGAACATCTCAGGCGTCAATTGTTCGATCAGATCAACCGTCCTGCCAACATCACCACTGATGTCACGCAATCCAGCCTTGAGCGTGCTTGCTAGTGCAGACCTAGCTTTGGACGTCGACGGGCTGTTCGCTGTCTGGAGCAGGTCCAGAATCCCCCGGACTGCTTCCCTTGCTCCGCTGTGTACGCTTACGACGTTCTTTTGGGCGTCGTTCGCTAGCTGGCTCAATTGCCGGTCCAGTGTCTGATTCTTCCCCCGAAGCCTCTGGCGTACTCGGTGAATCTCCTGCATCAACGCTACCCGGTTCTGTGGCTCCGTCTTCGTTGACAGGGTTTTGATCTTCTTCAGGCTGTCCTGAATCTGCTTCTGGTCCTGCTGACTCTGGTTGAACTTCGGGAATAGCGGGTTGGCCATCGGAGAACTCCATCTCTGCGAAGTGCCGTTCAAGCAGTGCTTTGTGAGCGGCGTCACCGTCTGCAACAGCTTTGGCAAGTGTCATGGTCGGGATACTGAATGTCCCAATTTTACCAGTTGCGTCTCTGACTGTGTAGACGGTCGCAACTTTGACCTCGTCAAAAGCCGTGTCAATGCTGTGGATCTCAATGTTACGCTGGGCAAGGATTGGCGATGCAATCCAGTTCAAAGGAACCATAAACTAGCCTCTTTCTCGGTGTCGTGTCGTAAAGCCTTTCAGTCGGCCTGAGTCTGGAAGATACTCACCGCCTAGCTGGGCAGTAATAGCTGAATGGGCTTTTGCTGAGGAAATCGTTGAACCTGTCATGAAATCGTCAGAAAAAAGTACATAACGTCCGCTGTCCACAGTGTGATCGCTCTTTTTTAATGGTGCCCTGAGTGGGTCACGAGGATTACGCCCCGACTTTGCTGATGGATCTGCACCACGTAACCAGCGGTAGGTTTTCATCTGCTGGACAAACTTGGGGCAGTTGGTCCGATGAATGAACAGTTTTGGTTCTAGGCGAATCTTCACCTTGCCTGTTGCTGGGTCGATAACCGGCATTCCTCTTGCATCGTGAACTGGAACCGGGATCTGTGGCTTGAGTAGATACTGAACGTGCTCAATGCCTTCCAGAACGCTATTCTTGCCACGCATCATGGACAGGTTTTCTACGGCAGGATTGTACTGATTCAGTTTCATCCCGATCCGCAGATTGTCCGGCGACGACGGGTCGCAATATGTCGGGCCATACAGACTATTATCTGCTGGCCACTCCCAACGGTGGTACACTTCTGTCAGGTGATCTACGGTCGTTTTGCTTTGGTCATTGCTGACATACTCGTCATAAACGAACCATTGCCCAAGTCCATTCTTGGCAGCCCATACGCACGAGAAGTCGTTTTCTGGTCCTGCACCCCAGTCAATCCCTCGACGATGCCGACAGCCTTTAATGCGGCCCCACATCTCGTCACCCATGCAGTGCGTGGCGACGTTGAAGTCTTTGTAGATGACGCCCTCGTATGTTGAGAACATGCCTTTCATACGGGTTTCCAGCATGTCGGCAGGGACCATGCCGAAGAACTCTTCAAACCACCGCTTGTCTACGTGTCCAGCCTCCATTGCACACATCGTGTTGGCGTGGAAGATTTGCCAGTTCTTTGGCAAGTACTTCAGCCCGGCAATAGGCTTCTCTGGCTCGTAGCCGTTCTCAATCATTTCCTCCAGCGTCTGACTCAGGTCGGCATCAACGGGAGTGAACTCAACCAGTTTTGATCCGGGGAAGTTGTATTCACGGCAGCCGCGTAAAACTTCTTCCAGAATGCCCCAAGGAAACTGCTCAATGAATCCGAAGCCACCAAGGGACCGTGCCTGCATCTTCCCACGCCCCTGACGCCATGACTTAAACTCAAGGCTCCAATTCTTTCCGGGATGTCCGGGAGGGCTTTTGAGAGGCACGCGGAACGGCTGGTTGTTGTTGCGGTTGTTCCAGTGGATACGTGGCCAGTCGACGACATCAGGCGGCAGATGGCCTTGCTGGTTGAATTTCTCGTCCCACATTGAGCCGATCTGCTCGTACGTTTCGGCAATTACCCAAAACGGTGTGTCTCTGCGTGGCGGTGGTGTCTCCAGAACGAAGCGGCAAATCTTGGCAATTAGGCAAGAAGTCGTCCCAGCGCCGTTGCCCCCGGTTAAAAAGAGACATCCATCTCCTTTACTCTCATAGAACGCCGTCTGTTCGTCGAATCGCTCTGGCTGATCTGGTCGTGGCGTGAAGTGCAGATACGCCGGGAAGTCCCTGACGCTCCCTGTCTGTGATATAGCAACCATCCTTGGTTCCTTTGGTTATGTTATGCCTATCGGACGTGCTGACCGCCTGACAAATGGAATGCAGCCCGGCTTCCGAATAATCAATACTGGATTTTTCACGACTCACCTCGCGACTAGAGGAACCACGATCCGATAGTCATTCTGTCAAGTGATCCATCAAACAATTGAGCATCGAAGCAATCCGGCTTCGATCAAACTTAGTCAATCCACTTCCGGGACCACGACACCCATCGACGATTGACCTGCACTGCATGAGCCAAGATCCGCCGCTCCGTGTCACGTCGTCGACAGCATTTGCCATCGCCAGCAAAATGACTCTCTGTTGATCGTCACCAGCGTTGACAAAAGCTTTGCCGACTTCTTCCTCGGAAAATTCGACCGGCTCAATCACTCGCCTCAAAAGCATCACACACCCCAACTGTAAAGAATTACTTGCAAGTTCGATCAACAGAGGAACACGATAAGCTCTATTACTTTTCATCGCCACTCGTGGCTTCGCTGTGGATTCCTTGCCACTGATCTACGATCTCCTGCATCTTGTCGGCCTTGTCGTTATTGCCAAGCCGACGCTCCCTCACGACAGCAGCCTTCATTCGATTGATGTTGTCTTCGTGATTTCTGAGGTATCGCTCTCTTGCTGTTTCTTCCACAACTCACCTCCCAAAAGTAAACGCGGAACGCTCAACCGATCCTCAATCCTTCACGTTATCAATGCTGACGATCAGCATGTTCTGAGCCGCCAGTCTCGCAATTATTGCCCTGGCGTTTGCATCT